CCTATGACAATCGGGTCGCCGGTCAGGTCGACATCGACCCGGCGGGCAAACTGAATGATGTACTCGCGGAATACATACGCCTGCGTCTTACTCGCTGACAGGAAAATCTGGTTATGGCCGGTTTTCAGCGCATGCAGCAGCGCCTCGCGGGAAAAGTAGAACGTCGCCCCAATCTGGCGCGATTTCAGAATGTCGCGAATACGGTGCTCAAGCCCGGCGCGGTGCCAGCGGAGCTGATACTCGAAAGACTCCGCGAAAAAAATCTCTTCCAGTTTCTCGATAGCCTCGTCGCTGAAAAAGTTCTTTGTCGGCTTTTTGCGGTCGCCTTTGTTGCGGTTGGCCACATTGGGATTAAGGTCAACCTCATTTCCGGTCTGGCCATAGCGATTAATGCGCGCAAAGCGCTCCATCTGTCGGGCCAGAAAATCCGCCACCTTGAAATCGTGGGGTGTCAGGTTGGGCTTTGCGTAAAGCTGAATCAGCCGGGCCTCTAAGGTGCTTTCGACCCGGTTCAGCGGTGCGGTTTCCTCCCACTGGTCGCGCTGTTTCCAGCTCTGCACTGTCGGGCGTTTGGTCTGCAACATTTCGGCAATCTGCGGCACGGAAAACCCCTGCCAGTACAACAAAGCCGCCTGACGTCGCGGGTCGTTTAATAAAGTGGTGTCGGTGGTGATGGTCATGGATGCCTCGCCGTGATTGATACAGGGCAAGGCTAAAGAAACGGGTGATGCGAATCGCTAAGGTGCTGTTGTGTGAGGGATAAGCCATCCGGGATTGATAGCGGGTGGGCGGCGACGTCGGGAAACTAACCCCGACCCGTTAACCCGATATCAGGACTCCTGACAATGGCAAAAAAAGTTTCAAAATGGTTTCGCATCGGCGTCGAAGGCGATACCTGTGACGGCCGCGTTATCAGCGCGACGGATATTCAGGAAATGGCAGAGACCTTTGACCCCCGCGTCTATGGTTGCCGCATTAACCTCGAACACCTGAAAGGCATCCTGCCGGATGGCCCGTTCAGCCGTTACGGCGATGTGGTTGAGCTGAAGTCTGAAAAGATTGACGACGATTCGGTACTGAAAGGCAAGCTGGCGCTGTTCGCCAAAATCACCCCGACCGATGACCTGATCGCAATGAATAAAAAATTGCAGAAGGTCTACACCTCAATGGAAATTCAGCCGAATTTCGCCAATAGCGGTAAATGCTACCTGGTCGGCCTCGCCGTGACCGATGACCCGGCCAGCCTCGGCACCGAATACCTCGAATTTTGCCGGGGTGCCAAATTTAACCCCCTCAACCGCTTCAAAGCCGAGCCGGGCAACCTGATTTCCGTCGCCACCCTCGCCGAGCTGGAGTTTGAAGACCAGGCGGAAAATGTCTTTACTGCCCTGAGCGACAAAGTGAAAGCGATCTTCAGCCGTAAACAGGCCAGCGATGACGCCCGTTTTCAGGATGTGCATGAAGCCGTGACGACCGTCAGTGAACATGTGCAGGAAAACCTAACCGCCACTGAGCAGCGTCTTGCCACGCTGGAAAATGCCTTTGCGACGCTGAAACAGGACGTCACCACGAAGGCCGACCAGACCAGCCAGGCATTCAGCAAGTTAAAAACGTCGCTGGATAAAACCGAAAGCACCGCGCAGCCACGCCGCAAGCTCTCCACCGGTGGCGGTGGCGATGAGCTGCTGACCGACTGCTAAACGGTCATGAATTTATCGCCGGGCGACAGGCTTGCCCGGTCAGACAACCAGATTTAACCAAACAGGAAAGACTATGCGTCAGGAAACCCGTTTTAAATTCAATGCCTACATGTCCCGCGTTGCTGAGCTGAACGGCATAGACCCGGACGACGTGAGTAAAAAATTCTCCGTCGAGCCGTCCGTCACGCAAACCATGATGAACACCGTGCAGATGTCCTCGGCCTTTTTGCAGAAAATTAATATCGTGCCGGTGGATGAGCTGAAGGGTGAAAAAATTGGCGTCGGCGTCAATGGCACCATCGCCAGCACCACGGACACCAACAGCGGCAAGGAGCGTAAAACCGCCGACTTTACCGCGCTGGAGTCCAAAAAATACGAGTGCGATCAGGTCAACTTTGACTTCCACTTCAAATATAAAAAGCTGGATTTGTGGGCGCGCTTCCAGGACTTCCAGCGCCGTATTCGCGATGCCATCATCCAGCGGCAGGCGCTCGATTTCATCATGGCCGGGTTCAACGGCGTTGAGCGCGCCGAAACCTCTGACCGCGCCACTCATCCGATGTTGCAGGACGTCGCCGTCGGCTGGCTGCAGAAATACCGTAATGAAGCGCCGACCCGCGTGATGAGCAAAATTGTCGACGAAGAAGGGAATGTTGTTTCCGCTGTGATCCGTGTGGGTAAAAACGGCGATTACGTTAACCTCGATGCGCTGGTCATGGATGCAACCGACAACCTGATTGACGAGATTTATCAGGAAGATGCCGAACTTGTAGCGATTGTGGGCCGTAAGCTGCTGGCCGACAAATATTTCCCGATCGTTAACAAAGACCAGCCCAACAGCGAAGCGCTCGCGGCTGACATCATCATCAGCCAGAAACGCATCGGCAACCTGCCCGCCGTCCGTGTGCCGTACTTCCCGGCGAACGCGATTATGGTGACGCGTCTCGATAACCTGTCCATCTATTTCATGGATGAAAGTCATCGCCGCTCCATTATCGAAAACCCGAAACTCGACCAGGTGGAAAACTACGAATCGATGAACATCGATTACGTGGTCGAAACCTACGCCGCCGGGTGCTTCATTGAAAATATCAAGCTGGGCGATTTCTCTGCCGCACAACCGGAGGGCTAACCGATGACGAGCCCCGCACAGCGTCACATGATGCGGGTCTCGGCCATTGAAACCGCGCAGCGGGAAAACAACCCGCTGCGGCATGCCACTGCCTACGAGCAGATGCTGGTTAAGCTGGCCGCAGACCAACGCACGTTAAAAGCCATCTTTGGTAAAGAGCTGAAAGCCACGAAAAAGCGCGAGCTGCTGCCGTTCTATCTGCCGTGGGTCAGTGGCGTGCTGGAACAGGGCAAAGGTGCGCAGGATGACATCGTGATGACCGTCATGCTGTGGCGTCTCGATGTCGGCGATATCGGCGGCGCGATGGATATTGCCCGCTACGCGTTTAAGTACGGTCTGACCATGCCAGGCAAACACCGCCGCCCGCCGCAGTACATGTTTACCGAAGAGGTGGCGCTCGCCGCTATGCGCGCCCATGCCGCCGGTGAACCGGTCGTCATCAGCCAGCTGCTCGACACGCTGGCGCTGACCGCCGCCGCCGATATGCCTGATGAAGTGCGCGCAAAACTGCACAAAATCACCGGCCAGGTGTTGCGGGACAACAAACAGCCCGCCGACGCGCTGGCCCACCTCAAGCGAGCGATGCAGCTCGATTGTCAGGCAGGCGTCAAAAAAGACATTGAACGGCTTGAGCGTGAGCTGAAGCCCAAACCGGCAACGGTCGTTAAAGCCCCGGTAAGAGCGCCGCGCGCCTTGAAAACCACGGCACCGGCTAAACGTGGCCGACCGAAAAAGACCGCCGGTTAACAGAATGCGCCCCGCGCCAGGGCGGCACGCCGGTCGATGAGGGTGTTTTACCCGACCTGAGACCGGCGTCCACCGCCCACCTATTCAGAGGTAGTCATGACGACGCTGATTATTAAAAAGAACGATGAGCCGGGTGGCGTGGTGGTCATCCCGCCGCCTGCCAGCGATGAGCCGGTGATAAAAAATACGTTTTTCTTTCCTGACATCGACCCGAAACGCGTGCGTGAAGGGATGCGCCTTGAGCAGACCGTCGCCCCGGCCCGGCTGCGTGAGGCCATCAAAACCGGCATCGCCGAAACCAATGCAGAGCTGTTTTTGTGGCGGGAACAACAGATTGCCGGAGGTTTTAGCAAGCTGGCCGACGTGCCGGCTGACGATCTCGACGGCGAGAGCGTGCGCGTTTTCTATTACCTGCGTGCCGTCACCTCAATGGCAACCGCCACGCTCTACGAGCGTTATCGCGGTGTGGATGCCAGCGCCAAAGGCGACAAAAAAGCCGACAGCATCGATACCACTGTCGACGAGTTATGGCGGGACATGCGCTGGGCAGTATCACGCGTCCAGGACAAACCCCGCTGCATCGTGAGCCAAATCTGATGCAGGCCATCGCGCAACAGGGCGACACGCTCGACATGATTTGCGCCCGGTATTACGGGCGCACTGAGGGGGTATTCGAGTCGGTGCTCGCCGCAAATCCGGGGCTGGCCGAGCTCGGCGCAGTGCTGCCACATGGCACGCTGGTCGAACTGCCCGACGTCCAGTCATCCCCCGTAACTGAAACAATTAATCTTTGGGAGTAAACACATGACGGAAGGTGAAAAAAGCGTCCTGTCACTCTTTGTGATCGGCGTGCTGATTGTCGTCGGGAAAGTGCTGGCCGGTGGCGAGCCCATCACCGCCCGGCTTTTTATTGGCCGTATGCTGCTGGGCGGCTTTGTCTCGATGGTGGCCGGGGTGGCGCTGGTTCAGTTTCCCGACCTGCCGCCTGCTGCTGTGTGCGGATTTGGCTCCATGCTGGGTATCGCCGGTTATCAGGCGGTGGAAATTGCGATTCAGCGCAGGATTAAAAAAGGGGAAAGCGATGGCGGTCATTAAGACACACCCCAACGTCGCGGCTTTCCTCGACACGCTGGCGTTTTCAGAGGGTACGGCGACGCACCCGCTGACGAAAAACAACGGGTACGACGTCATTGTCACCGGCTTCGATGGCAAGCCGGAGATTTTTACCGACTATCGCGATCACCCATTTGCCGGTGGGCGTCCGGCGAAGGTCTTCAATCGTCGCGGGGAAAAATCCACGGCATCCGGGCGTTACCAGCAGCTTTACCTGTTCTGGCCGCATTACAAAAAGCAGCTCGCTTTGCCGGATTTCAGCCCGGCATCACAGGACAGACTCGCCATTCAGCTGATTCGTGAGCGCGGCGCGCTGGAAGACTTGCAGCAGGGGCGCATTGAGCGCGCCATTTCCCGTTGTCGCAATATCTGGGCTTCATTGCCGGGGGCCGGGTACGGTCAGCGCGAGCACAGCCTCGACAGACTGGTCGCCGTGTGGCGCAAGGCCGCAGGGGAAACCGCATGAAAATAGTCATTATCCTGCTGGCGCTGGCCTGTGCGGGTCTGCTATGGATGCGACACGATAACAGCAATTTGCGCGCCTCTTTTGAACGTGCGAACCGGGTCGCCGGTATGCAGAAGAGCACGATCGCCATGCTGAAAAATCAGCTCAACGTTGCCGCAGAGCATTCGCAGCGCAAAGAGCGGGCGCAGGTTGCCATGAGGGACAAGCTCACCGCCGCTAACCTGCTGGCCTTCAGGCGTGAACAAACCATCACGAGGTTACTCAATGAAAATGACGCGTTTCGCCGCTGGTATCGCGCTGATTTACCTGATGCTGTGCGCCGGTTGCACCAGCGCGCCGCCTGCACCAACGCCGCCGCCGGTGATTGTTTACAACGCCTGCCCGAAGGTCAGCCCCTGCCCGATGCCGGGCAGCGAACCGCTGACTAATGGCGACCTGAGTGCGGATATACGCCAGCTCGAAAACGCTCTGAAAAGCTGCGCAATCCAGGTCGATACAGTTAAACAATGTCAGGATGAAATCGATGTTAAAGCCCAACAGTCTGCGAAAAGCCTTAACTGATGCGGTGCCGGTACTGCGTACCAACCCCGACATGCTTCGCCTACGTCTGGATGATGGCAACAATACGGCGACGCTGGCGCGCTCCCTGTCGTTTGAAAAGCGGTACACGCTTAACATCGTGGTCACGGATTTTACCGACGATATTGACCTGTTGTTTGCACCGATTATGGCCTGGCTGCGCGTCAATCAACCGGACATCATGACAACCGACGAGGGGAGAAAAAACGGATTTGCCTGGTACGCTGACATCAATAACGACAGCAGCCTCGATGTCAGCATCAGCCTGTTGCTGACCGAGCGCACCCTGGTCAAAGAGGCCGACGGCGCAATGTACGTTGAGAACATCCCGGAACCGCCACCGCCGGAGCCGGTAACGCGCCCTGTCGAGATGTGGAGTAAGGGCGAACGGGTGAGTAAATGGGATGAATGACTTCAAACCCTTTGAGGACAAGCTCGCCGGGTTGATAGCGGCCCTTTCTCCTGCCGGACGACGTCGGATGACCGCCGACATTGCGAAGAAACTGCGCCAGCGCCAACAGCAGCGCATTAAATCGCAGAAAGCCCCGGACGGTTCGCCCTTTGCCCCACGTAAGCGCCAGCCCGTCAGGGCAAAAAAAGGCCGGATTAAGCGCGAGATGTTCGCGAAACTGCGTACCAACCGCTATATGAAAGCGAGCGGCGGCGACAGCGCGGCGGTGGTGGAATTTACCGGGAAAGTGCAGCGCATCGCCCGCGTGCATCAGCTCGGGCTCAAGGATAAACCATCTCCCAAAAGCGCCGCCGTCGAGTACCCGCAGCGCCAGCTCCTGGGCTTTACCGACGATGACCGGCAGCTTGTGGAAAGCGTCATTATCGACTACCTTACTGATTGAACTGGATCAGCTCAGGTTTGTGCTGATCCAGTTTTTACTGGCAGCACACAATCAAATCTGGCAGTCTGCTTTGAGCTGTGAGTTCAATAGGGCGATGCAACGCTATCCTTGATCAAGGATGAGCAGATTACTTTCCTAGGAGGGGAAATTAAACATAACAATTATTCAACTAACTAACTCTATTTCTACTGCAGCAAGTCAGGCAGTGCCAGTGGTTAGTACGCCATTTAGCTCGATGTCGCTAAGTGAACCACTGCTCAAATTGATGAGGATAAAACGCCAGCAGTGGAGGTATAAGTAGAGGCAATGCACGTTGATGGATTGTTGAACCTGCCAACGCAAGCTAGAGGGTGATATAGTGATTTGCTAATAAAACATATTGTTCTTAAATCGTAAATATTATATCTCATTGATGGATGAACTCATGCATTCAGAACTTCGAAAAAAACTCTATCTAATTGAAAGTGAACGTGTTGCTGCTATTATAAATGGAAGCTCAGTCCAGGAGATTGAGACTGCGCTTAATACTAATGGCGAAGAAATCATGGAGGACGTGACAAATAAACTGATACATTCAGTCAGGGCTGTGATTAAGCTGGTTTCGCCTATATATTTTTCTTCTGAATTTCTTAACCACCTGATTTCCGCTGACTCCTCATCCTTAGGGAATCCCATTTCTGAAAAGGAATTTTGTGCAGCGCGCGATTTTGTTGAAAGCTGCCTGAAAGCTAATCTGAGCAAGGTTCAGTGGCTTCATCTTGAGAATCAATTCCGAAGTAATGCTGAAGGTTTTTGTATTTCCCACAGGGATGAGGAACACTTCATCTTCACCCAAGATGACCCATTTGGAGTAAAGTCTACAGACCTCTTAGTGCACGAGTTGGGGCATGCTGCTGACCACACGGTATCACGCTCTCGTAATGATGACAGTCTCTTAATACGTCATATTACTTTGTGTGAGGCCGTAGCGTACTATTGCCAATACCAATACCTATCTGAGTTTGGTACTCAGGCAAAACGGCATGGTAGTTTGGGGCCCCTTTGCTTTCTTTATCTGTGTATCGCAACAGTCAGGTATTGTTTGAAAAAAAATCTACCACTCAGCGATTTTGACCCTGAAGTGGACATTGATGACAGCGAGTTTAACGAAATTATAGATTCCTATAATAAATGCGGTATAAATGGACGAGAGTATATATGTAGCATTCTGAATGAAAGTGTAAAGCCTTGTGGCAGTCTTACTAATTTGGTTTTTAATCAAATAGCACCAAAGTTCGGCATCGTGCTTGCTATCCTGCTTTTGGACTGCGAATCCGATCTAATGATTGAATTAATTAATGAAAATACGGTTGAAACTGATATTGATTCAATTTTACATAAATTTATTCCTGATTATTATATTCAGATAAATAGTTTCGAAACCCTTGCACTTAAATACATAAATAACGCTTAGTTTATCGGGCAGGGAGGTTCCCTCCTTGCCCTACTTCCTGAGTGCCAATGGGCTTTCAGCGTAGGTCCTGAGTGAAGTTGACCTGCTCCCCACAGCACAACGCAACTGAATGTTAATAACGTCCGCTCCTAGCACAGAGCTGCCCGTCAGATTAGGTCTGTCTCTGCGCCATGGATGTATCAGGTCAAATCTGGGCTGATACAGATACCGTTGTGCCAGCCATGGCAAAACGCTCACAGATTGCCGCCGGAACACCCCGGCGGCATCCTTTCCCCTATGAATACTCTCGCATCTATCCAGGAACTCGCCCGCGCGATACGCAACATGATCCGCACCGGCATCGTCGTCGAAACTGACCTCGACGCCGGGCGCTGTCGCGTACAGACCGGCGGCATTTATACCGACTGGCTCCAGTGGCTGACGCACCGGGCCGGGCGCTCGCGCACCTGGTGGGCTCCCTCTGTTGGTGAGCAGGTGATGATTCTGGCCGTGGGCGGTGAGCTCGATTGCGCCTTTGTGCTGCCGGGTATTTATTCCGACGACAACCCCGCGCCGTCGGCCTCGGCGGATGCCTGGCACGTTGAGTTTCCAGACGGTGCCGTTATGAGTTATGAGCCGGAAACCGGCGCGCTGACCGTCACCGGCATTAAAACCGCCGATGTGACCGCATCCGATTCGGTTGCCGTCAGCGTGCCGGTGGTGCTGGTAAAAGCCGAGACCCGCATCACCCTCGATACACCGGAGGTGGTCTGCACCAACAAGCTGACGACCGGCACGCTGGAGGTAATGAACGGAGGCAAGATGTCCGGCGATATCGAGCACGGCGGCGGCTCATTCTCTTCTAACGGTAAGGTGCTCCACACCCATAAGCACCCTGGCGACAGCGGCGGAGAAACGGGGGAACCACTATGACAGCGCGTTATCTCGGCATGAACCGCGCGACCGGTGAAAGCATCTCAGACGTTGACCATATCAGCCAGAGCATCGGGGATATCCTGCGCACGCCCGTCGGCTCCCGCGTCATGCGTCGTGAATACGGCTCGCTATTGTCGCAGATGATAGACCAGCCTCAGACCCCGGCGCTTGAGCTGCAAATTATGGCGGCGTGCTACATGGCGATCCTGAAGTGGGAACCACGTGTCAGGCTGACCAGTATCACCACAGCGCGGCAGTTTAACGGGCAAATGGTCGTCGACGTGACCGGCCAAATCACCGATACCGGCGAGAGCCTTTCTTTAACCATTCCTGTGAGTTGAACCTATGGCAGTTATCGACCTGAGCCAGCTCCCCGCGCCTGATGTGGTGGAAACGCTGGATTTTGAAGCCATCCTCGCCGAGCGCAAAGCGACGCTCATTTCACTGTACCCGGAAGACGAGCAGGACGCGATTGCCAGGACGCTGACACTGGAGTCAGATCCACTGGTGAAATATTTGGAAGAGAATGCCTACCGGGAGGTGATTTTACGCCAGCGTATCAACGAGGCGGCAAAAGCGGGCATGGTGGCCTACGCCATAAAAAACGACCTCGACCAGCTCGCAGCAAACAATAACGTTGAGCGCCTGGTCATCACCCCAGAAGATGATACCCAAATCCCGCCGGTGGCGGCGGTCATGGAATCTGACAGTGATTTACGCCAGCGTATCCCGGCGGCATTTGAGGGCATGAGTGTTGCCGGGCCGACCGGTGCCTATGAGTTTCACGCCCTGAGCGCCGATGGTCGTGTCGCGGATGCCTCGGCGAACAGCCCGGCCCCGGCTGAGGTGACTATCGCAGTCCTGTCGCGAGAAGGTGACGGCACGGCATCAGATGATTTATTGCTGGCCGTCAGTACCGCGCTGAATGATGAGAGTGTGCGCCCGGTCGGTGACCGCCTGACAGTCGTCTCGGCCGAGATTGTCAATTATGCAGTCGATGCCGTGCTGTATGTGTACCCCGGCCCGGCAACCGAGCCGATTCTTGCCGCCGCCAAAGCACAGTTAACCACTTATATCACCGAGCAGCGCCGCCTCGGTCGTGACATCCGAATGTCGGCGATTTACGCCGCGTTGCATGTGCAGGGGGTCCAGCGCGTCGAGCTGCGCGAACCGCTGGCCGACGTCGTGCTCGATAAAACCCAGGCCGCGTACTGCACAGAAACCAGCGTCGCGATCGGGGGCTCCGATGAGTAACTCGCTGATGGCGACCGGGTCGTCGGTGCTGGAACAAAGAGCCTCCGAAGCGTGCGCCGTCATCAGCGATTTATCTGTGCCGCTGCGTGATTTGTGGAACCCCTGGCGATGCCCGGTAAAGTTTCTGCCCTACCTTGCGTGGGCGTTTTCTGTCGACCGCTGGGAAGAAACCTGGTCGGAAACAGAGAAACGCCAGGCGGTCAGTGATGCTTTCTGGATCCACCAACGCAAAGGCACCGTTGCCGCCGTTCGCCGGGTGATTGAAACGCTGGGCTACAGCATGACGCTCCAGGAATGGTGGGAGGTGGCCGACCCCGCCGGGACATTCCGCCTTGAGATTGACCTCAATGATATCGGCATTACTGAGACGATGATTAAAGAGCTGGAACGGATTATCGGCGATGCAAAACCCGTCAGCCGCCATATATCACAACTGACATTATCAGCAAGCATTTATGGTCTGGTTTATGCGGCGATGGCCTTTTGTGATGGGGAAATTATAAGCGTTTACCCGGAAGGATATCAGACGGATGGCAGTATTTATTACAACGGTAATACATATTATGACAGTAATAACAAATATTCAGAAGGGGGGCCGTAATGGGTAATATCTCCGAAATGCCATCATGGCAAGATAAAATATACCAGATTGAACGTCGGGATCGAGTGTTAGGCGGGCGTGGTGGTATAGCAAACAAACAAGCAGAACAGCTTGCTTCGCGGACTCAGTACCTAAAGTCACGTCTTGAATCAATTGGTGAATCTAAGGAATATACTTTTAATATTTCGGAAGACGACCCGGACGGGACAATTTCAGGAATTGCAGGAACGTCATCAGGTCAGACTTTCCGAGTTGCTCAGGGTATGAATAGTGATGATTCATTTATTTATTACCTCAATAATAGCGGCGTGGCGTTGCCTATTTCACGTGCATTGGGTGCCGGTGCAGTAGAAAGAAGACTGCCGGAATATAACCAACAGCCTGTGATGGTTGCTGCATTTGTTGATGACGATGGGAATGTGCCTGTCTGGCTGGAAAATGGAAATCTGAATGCCAGAGGCATCGCACAGCAGCTGGTTGAATATATTTTTAATAATTCAACTGCATTTGCGGATGTTCAGGGCTATGCCGCCAATTATGATTTTTCAAATCTACTGGTAGCGTTGTTTGTTGATGAAGACGGGAATGTGCCTGTCTGGCTGGATAGCGGTTATCTTGATGCGCTTGGGCTGGGGCCGAATCTACTGCAATTTTTGCAGGATAATCTGCAGTTGCCGCAACCAGTTGTGATACAGGATCCACCAGTTTCATACGGTGATTCGTTGTGGCGCTGGGGCGCCGCTCATTCAAAGCTGAGTTTGTCTCAGGTGTCAGCGGCAAAAATTGGGTGGACGGGAGACAGTTGGACAGAGTGGCCGGTTATCCCGCAGGCAATGGCGAATATCCTGTATGAAAAGTACGGAAAAGCGGGCGACGGTCTGCTGCAATTTGGTATTGACGGCGGCGGTCCGGCAGCAGCTACCGGGCAACAGATGAACGGGATTATCATTAAAAAATCCGGCTGGTCAATCTATGACGCATCTGCAACGACAACTGCGCCGTTATATGGCTGCGGACCTGATGGCATGGCGATTTTCACTACGGGAGCAACTGCGACGTTGAGTTATAGCAACCTCGTGGCAACTGAGATTACTATCAACTATTGGGATGCATCAGGCTCATTCCGATACCGTATTGATGGTGGTGACTGGCAGTCTGTTATCTGTGGCGGCCAGAACGTTGCCAGGAGCATTGTTATTACTGGTCTGACTTTGGCCACTCACTCTGTTGATATTGATACCACCGGGAATAATGGTGTTGTCAGTTTACTGAACTTAGTCGCAAAAGGCACAGGAAACGGAATCGAAATCCATAAGATGGGTAATGGCTCCATTGCTGCTGATGGTTACAAAAAAGTTCTGCCTTATATTGGTTACACAGCAAAGCAACTGGATATTGATGTGTTGTTTATGTGTATCGGTACGAATGACGCCCGTCGTAATGGCGGGCTGGCGCTTTTTGAGTCATCACTGGATGCATGGGTTAAAGAATGGAAGACGGCCTGCCCGGATATGGGGATTGTACTGGTTATTCCGTCGCAGGGAGCCGGGAATTATAATATTCCGCTCACTGATATTCGTGATGCAACCGTCCGCGTTGCCAAAAAACACAATGCAGAGTGGATTGATTTCAGGGCGTTCATGCCTGCTGAATGGGTAAAGTCGAATTCTGCAGGAATGTATTTTGACAGCCTACATCTGAATGATGTTGGCGCAAGATATCTTGCGAATATCGCCTGTAATAAGTTCCTTTTTTAATTGTGGGGTGAAAAATGGCAGTGGTTAATCTTGGTGTTCAGTTACCGGGTTCGGGCTATAAACACATTTCAGAATTTAATATTGAAGATGTATTTTCTGGAATTCCGTTCAAAGATGGTCTTGTTGGTGCGTATTTTTTAACTAATCAGAATGTCAGTCCGCTAATTAATTACGCTGATATGTCAAAGCCGCTTATGCGTGTGGGAAATCCGGTGGTTAATGATAAGTACACCATTCTGGACCATGCTAATTACTATGATACCGGATTGCCATCAACTGAAACGCTCTCCGCGTTGGCTATCTCGTTACCGTCAGTATCAACAACGAATTTGAGCGGGATTATCCTGTCAAATTACAGGAAGGATTCCGGCACTAACAATATCGCTCAGGGTGACACTCTGAGAGCTTACAGCGACGAAGGCATTATTAAATTTACACAATATGCCGATTTTTCAATGGCGTCACCGCCATCGGCAAACATAACTGGAGGGGATCTGCCAGCTAACAAGCTGATTATCTCATACGGTCTGGTTGGGACGGTTGGTGGCGGGCTTTGCGGTGTCTCACACTACAACCCTGATACTGATAAGAACGTTTCAAATATTTACGCAGGAGCATATCAGAATCCGCGACGCGTTGAATCAGAACGAACTTTGCGTATCGGCACCACAACATCTGATACTGAATTTCTGGGTCAGTCAGCCGTAAGTGCTGTACTGATTTTCAATAAGGATTTGGGCGGCGCAGGATTGATTGCAAATGAACGTTGGCTGCATGGTACGTTCGGTGCTGAATGGGGATTATGGTAATGGGTGAGCAGCGCTTTATCACAATGTTGACCGATGAGGGAGTCAGCAGGCTGGCAGATGCAGCACTGTCAGGTGTGCCGGTGGGATTTGCGACAATGGGCGTTGGGGATAGTGAAGGGAGCCTCTACCAACCGGACAAAGCGCAGACAGGCCTGATTAATGAACGATATCGCGCACAGTTAAACCGGCTGATAATTGCAGAGAAAGGGAACAATTTTATTCGTGCGGAAATGATATTGCCGCCACAGGTAGGAGGTTTCTGGTTACGTGAAGCGGCATTATATGATGATGATGGTGTCTGTCTTGCTGTGGCAAATTTACCGGAATCTTATAAGCCTCTGCTTGCGGAGGGGTCAGGGCGAATGCAGTCCGTTAACATGTGGATTGCGGTCAGCAATACGGCGGATGTGGAATTGAAAGCAGACCCAACGGTAATCATCGCCACTATTGACGAGTTGGATAAGGCTAAAGATGAGGCGAAGGATTACGCTGATAATGTGGTGGGGAAGCTTGATACAGATATTAAGCAGGCAATTACAGAGGCTGTTAAAACAGCGGTGCGCGATGCGTGGGAGGAAGATAACCCGCCAGGCACTACCCGCTTTTTTAACCAGAACCTGAACCCGAATGAGCGCTGGCCCTGGTCTACATGGGTGTACACCGGCGAGAATAAATCAATTCGTGTCGGTAAAGCTGACGGATCAAACGTAGGGAATACCGGCGGCAGCGATACCGTCACACTCCAGCAGGCCAACCTGCCAGCCGTAAAGATTAATGTTAGCGGGGAAACCAGTGAACTACCTGCGCGTGAGCTGACAACAAGAGGGGCGGGAAGGCACAGACACCAGGCGGGAATGGTTGCCCCCGGTGATGTATGGGATGGCGATTATGTTGTTGGTTCTGATAACGACAGCCACCGCACCCGTAATTACACGGGCTGGGAGGAAGACCATAGCCATATTGTTGACGAACCTGCGCATAAGCACACAACCACGGGTAAAACCGATAATCTTGGCAATGGCCAGGAATTTAACGTGGTTGAAGCCCACACGCTGCTTATGTGCTGGAGCCGCGTCGCCTGACCCTGTGACGGTCATTCCTGTTGTACCGTCCCTGTTACAGCGGGGATGACTCGTCACCCCCTCCCCCACGATTGAAAATAATGCTCACCCTTAACCACGGAGTTAAACGGATGAGCGATTTTCATCACGGCGTCCAGGTTGTCGAGATTAACGACGGCACCCGCGTCATTTCCACCGTATCAACGGCGATTATCGGCATGGTCTGCACGGCCAGCGATGCCGATGCCGCCACCTTCCCACTCAATAAGCCGGTACTGATTACCAGCGTGCAAAGCGCCATTGCGAAAGCGGGTACAAAAGGCACCCTGGCTGCATCCCTCCAGGCAATCGCCGACCAGTCGAAACCGGTCATTGTCGTCGTGCGCGTTGCCGAAGGTACCGGCGATGATGCTGAAGCGCAGACTATCTCTAATATCATCGGCGGCACCGACGAAAGCGGCAATTACACCGGGCTGAAAGCGCTGCTCACGGCGGAGGCCGTCACCGGCGTTAAACCGCGCATCCTTGGCGTGCCGGGTCTAGATTCCCTTGAGGTTGCGACCGCGCTCGCGCCGATTTGCCAGAAGCTGCGCGCCTTTGGCTATATCAGCGCATGGGATTGTAAGAACATTTCCGAGGCGATGCTCTATCGCGAGAATTTCAGCCAGCGTGAGCTGATGGTTATCTGGCCGGATTTTCTGGCATGGGATACCACGGCGAACGCGACCGAGACCGCCTGGGCGACCGCCCGCGCGCTGGGCCTGCGCGCCAAAATCGACCAGGACACCGGCTGGCACAAAACTCTGTCAAACGTTGGCGTGAATGGTGTCACCGGCATCAGCGCGTCGGTCTTCTGGGATTTGCAGGAATCCGGCACCGATGCCGACCTGCTTAACGAGGCAGGCGTCACCACGCTCATTCGTAAAGACGGTTTCCGCTTCTGGGGCAACCGCTGCTGCTCCGATGACCCGCTGTTCCTGTTTGAGAACTACACCCGCACCGCGCAGGTTATCGCCGACACAATGGCCGCTGGTCACATGTGGGCGGTCGACAAGCCGATCACTGCCACGCTGATTAAAGACATCGTTGCGGGTATCAATGCGAAATTCCGCGAGATGAAAACGGCGGGCTATATCGTCGATGCGACTTGCTGGTTTGATGAATCGGCCAACGATGCGGCGACCCTCAAAGCCGGGAAACTGTATATCGATTACGACTATACACCGGTTCCCCCTCTCGAAAACCTGACGCTACGCCAGCGCATTACCGATAAATACCTGGCGAATCTGGTGTCATCGGTTAACAGCAATTAAGGAGCCCTGACCAATGGCAATGCCGCGCAAGCTCAAATACCTGAACACGTTTCTGGATGGCGTCAGCTATCTCGGCGTTATCGAGTCCGTCACCCTGCCAAAGCTGACCCGTAAGCTGGAAAACTACCGGGGCGGCGGGATGTCAGGCTCGGCCCCTGTCGATTTCGGCCTCGACGATGACGCGCTGGCGATGGAGATTTCCCTCGGCGGCTTCCCTGATGATGCGATCTGGTCGCTTTATGGTGCCGTCGGTACCGGGACGCTGTTGCGCTATGCAGGCTCTTACCAGCGGGACGATACCGGCGAAACCGTGGCGGTGGAAGTTGAGACCCGTTTCAAGGTGAAGGAAGTCGATAACGGCGAGAGCAAACAGGGCGAGGATACCAGCAGCAAATTATCGCTGGTCTGCACGTACTACAAGCTGACCATGAACGGTAAAGAGCTGGTAGAAATCGACGTCCTCAACATGATTGAGAAGGTGAACGGCGTCGACCGACTCGACCAGCACCGCCGCAATATCGGCCTGTAATTTTTTCCCGGCCAGCACGTCTGGCCGGTTAACCCCGAATCCGTAAACAGCGAGAAACTCATGAGCAAAGAAAACATCGTCACCCTTGAAAACCCCATCAAACGCGGCGAGCAGGTCATCGAAAAAATCACCCTGATGAAGCCCAACGCCGGAACCCTGCGCGGTGTCAGCCTGGCAGACGTTGCGCGCTCTGAAGTGGATGCCCTGATTAAAGTGCTGCCGCGTATGACCAGTCCGTCTCTTACCGAATCGGATGTCGTCATGATGGATTTACCCGACCTGATGGCGCTGGCAACAAAGGTGATCGGTTTTTTGTCGCCGAATTTGGCGGATTAAATTTCCCGAAAGACATGTCGGTCGATGACCTGATGGCGGATATCGCGGTGATTTTTCACTGGCCGCCATCAGAGTTATATCCCATGAGCCTGACCGAGCTCACCACCTGGCGCGAAAAGGCGCTACAGCGAAGCGGAAACACGAATGAGTAACGACGTTAAATTGCAGGTATTACTCAAGGCTGTTGACCAGGCGACCCGCCCGTTTAAATCCATCCAGACAGCGAGCAAAACGCTGTCTGGTGATATCCGGGACACTCAAAAATCGCTGCGTGAACTGAATGGCCGGGCATCCCGTATTGACGGGTTTCGCAAGGCCAGCGCGCAACTCGCCGTTACCGGTCAGGAGCTGAAGAAAGCGAAGCAGGAAGCCGCCGCGCTGGCGATCCAGTTTAAAAATACGGAACAGCCGACGCGCGCGCAGGCGCAGGCAATGGATGCCGCACGTAAAAGCGCCGCAGCGCTCCAGCTCAAACACAACAGCTTGCGGCAGGCTGTACAACGCCAGAGGCAGGAACTCAGCCAGGCGGGAATTAATACTCGCACCCTGGCGGCAGACGAGCGTCGGTTAAAAACCAGCATCAGCGAAACGACGGTGCAGCTCAATCGCCAGCGTGAAGCACTGGCGCGCGTCAGCGCGCAACAGGCAAAGCTCAACGCGGTTAAGCAGCGATATCAGGCCGGTAAAGAGCTGGCCGGAAACGCGGCGGCAATGGGGGCCGCTGGTGTTGGTATGGCAACGACCGGAACGCTGGCCGGTGTGGCGCTTATGAAGCCGGGATATGATTTTGCGCAAAAAAACTCCGAGTTACAGGCCGTGCTCGGCGTGGCGAAAGAATCAGCTGAAATGATGGCACTGCGAAAGCAGGCCCGTCTGCTGGGCGACAATACTGCCGCCTCTGCCGATGATGCTGCCGGAGCTCAGATTATCATCGCGAAAGCGGGCGGCGATGCGGCAGCAATCCAGGCTGCGACCCCCGTCACGCTGAATATGGCGCTCGCTAACCGGCGGACGATGGAAGAGAACGCGCAGCTTTTGCTCGGTACCAAAAACGCTTTCCAGCTTTCAAATGACCGGGTAGCCCATATCGGCGATGTGCTTTCAGCAACGATGAATAAATCAGCGGCCGATTTTCAGGGATTAAGCGACGCCTTAACCTATCTGGCCCCAGTTGCCAAAGCTGCGGGAGTAAGCCTCGAAGAAGCCGCCGCCATGACGGGGGTGCTTCATGATAACAATATCACGGGATCGATGGCCGGTACCGGGAGCAGCGCTGTCGTCAGCCGGTTACAGGCCCCAACAGGTAAGGCATGGGCGGCATTAAAAGAGCTGGGGGTTAAGACGGCAGACAGCAACGGCAACATGCGGCCCGTATTTACCATTCTGAAAGAAATTCAGGCCAGTTTTAAAAAGAATAAGCTCGGAACAAGTCAGACAGGCGAATACCTGAAAACGATATTCGGCGAGGAAGCGCTGAAATCGTCTAATGCCCTGTTAGACGCTGCGGCCAGCGGGAAACTCGATAAGCTGACAGCGGCATTTAAAGCCTCGGACGGCAAGACCGAGGAGCTGGTTAAAGTCATGCAAGATAACCTCGGCGGCGACTTCAAAGAGTTTCAGTCTGCGTATGAGGCTGTTGGCACCGACCTGTTTGACCAGCAGGAATCCTCATTACGCAAACTGGTGCAGACTGCGACTGGCTGCGTGCTCAAACTTGATAAGTGGATCCAGCGAAATAAAGAGCTTGCGCAGACGCTTGGGGTGATTACCGCCGTGGCGCTTGGCGTGGTGGGTATGATTGGGGCCATTGGGCTGATTGCCTGGCCGGTTATAACGGGAGTTAATGCCATCATCGCCGCTGCGACGGCGCTCGGTACCGTATTTACAACGGTGGCCGGAGGCATCATTACCGCTATTGGCGCGATTTCCTGGCCGGTTGTCGCTGTTGTGGCCGCGATTGTCGCCGGGGCATTGCTCATCCGTAAATATTGGGAGCCCATCAGCGCATTTTTCGGCGGAGTGATTGAAGGGATGCGGGCCGCATTTGCGCCGCTTAAACCGATGTTTGACTGGCTGGGCGGAAAACTGAAAGCCGTGTGGGACTGGTTTAACAACCTGATTGCGCCGGTCAAGTCATCGCAGGAAACCTTAAACAGTTTTCGTGATGCCGGTGTGTTGTTCGGTCAACGGCTGGCGGATGCCTTAACGCTGCCGCTGACGGCATTTAATAAGCTGCGCAGCGGTATTGATTGGGTGCTTGAGAAACTCGGCATTATTAATAAAGAGTCCAGCACGCTTGACCAGACTGCCGCAAAAGCGAACGCAGCCACGCAGGGTAACTCTTATATTCCGGCAACCGGCACTTACGGTGGCTATCAGGCATATCAACCCGTCACCGCACCGGCGGGACGTTCTTATATAGACCAAAGTAAAAACGAATATCACATTGACGTTCAGGGGGGCGGCAGCGGTACGCAGCTCGATCGCCAGCTACAGGATGCGCTCGAAAAATTTGAGCGTGAAAAACGTGCCCGACAGCGTGCCAGCATGAACCACGACTGACAGGAGGTAACGAAAAATGATGCTTGCACTCGGCATGTTTGTTTTTATGCGCCAGACGTTGCCACACCAGACGATGCAACGCGATGCCGAATATCGGTGGCCGTCAAACTCCCGCGTAGGTAAGCGGGATTCTTTCCAGTATCTGGGGCCGGGGGATGAAAAAATTACCCTGGCCGGTGTGTTGTACCCTGAGCTCACCGGCGGAAAGTTGACGATGACGGCCATTCGTTTAATGGCTGACGAGGGGCGCGCCTGGCCGTTACTGGATGGTACCGGCACGATTTACGGTATGTACGTCATCAATAATATTAGCGAGACAGGAAGCCTGTTTTTTGCTGACGGAACGGCGCGCAAAATTGATTTTACGCTGACGCTCACCCGCGTGGATGAATCCCTTGCGGCGCTGTATGGCGATATCGGCGAACAGGCAAAATCACTGATTGGCAAGGCGGGAAATATGGCCTCGTCAGTGGCTGGCATGGTGGGGATTAGCTGATGCTCGATATGCTGAATCTGAATGCGGGTGGCGTACTGACGCCCGATTTTATGCTGATGCTCGACAGCAAAGATATTACCGGCAACATCAGTAATCGGTTGATGAGCCTGACCATGACAGACAATCGCGGATTCGAAGCTGACCAGCTCGACATTGAGCTTGATGATGCTGACGGGCTGGTCGAGCTGCCGTTACGCGGTGCCGTACTGACGCTTTACCTCGGGTGGAAAGGCTTTGCGTTGATTGATAAGGGAAGTTTTACCGTCGATGAGGTTGAACATCATGGCGCGCCGGACACGGTGACAATCCGCGCCCGTAGCGCCGATTTTCGGGGGACGCTGAACTCACGTCGGGAAGAGTCCTGGCATGACAAGACGCTCGGCGAGATCGTGGCAGCGATAGCGACACGTAACAAACTGACGTCGAGCGTTATACCGGAGCTGGCCGGAATAAAAATTCCGCACATCGACCAGTCACAGGAATCGGATGCCAAATTTTTGACACGGCTCGCCGAGCGAAACGGCGGTGAGGTTTCGGTAAAAACGGGAAAGTTACTTTTTCTCAAAGCCGGTCGAGGGGTTACAGCCAGCGGAAAGGCCATTCCGCAGGTCACGATCACCCGCAGTGATGGCGACCGCCATCAGTTTTCCATTGCTGACCGTGGGGCATATACCGGCGTTACGGCAAAATGGTTGCACACCAAAGACCCAAAACCACAAAAGCAAAAGGTTTCGTTAAAACGCAAACCCAAAGAGCAGCATTTACGTGCGCTACAGCACCCCAAAGCCAAACCGGTAACGAAGAAGAAAACGGTGAAGACGCCGGAAGCCAGGGAGGGTGAATACATGGTCGGCGAGGATGACAACGTGTTTGCCCTAACGACAATTTTTTCAACCAAAGCGCAGGCCATGCGAGCCGCCCAGGCCAAATGGGACAAACTGCAACGTGGTGTAGCTGAGTTTTCTATCAGGCTTGCGACAGGACGCGCCGACCTCTACCCAGAGACACCTGTGCAGGTTTCTGGCTTTAAGCGCGTCATAGACGAGCAGTCATGGACAATCACGAAGGTTATGCACTCTCTGAGTAATAGTGGCTTTACGACGAGTTTAGAGCTTGAGGTTAGATTGTTGGATGTCGAGTACGGGACTGAAGGGGAGGAAGAATAAAGCCATTCTCAAATTGTGAAAAAATGAGTATCATTAATTCACTTTATGTGAATTAATGGAGTGTGAAATGTTCCATTGTCCAAAATGCCAGCACGCGGCACATGCGCGCACCAGTCGCTATCTAAGTGAGAATACCAAAGAGCGTTATCATCAATGCACTAACATAAATTGCAGCTGTACGTTTGTAACGATGGAATCGGTGGAGCGTTTTATTGTTACACCAGGTACGATAGTACCAGCCCCACCTCACCCGACTGTTGGTGGTCAGCGGCCATTGTGGCTCTGATAAATTTCCGATAAATGCCCGCCGCGCGCGGGTTTTTTTATGCGCTCAGGAAACTGGTGATAAAAAATTCACCGCCATTTTATCGCCACTCAAAAACGAGGTAACAAAAAAGCCACTCTTTCGAGTGGCTTAATTATATGATTTTAAAGCTAAAATTTGGTGGCCCCTGTTGGGTTTGAACCAACGACCAAGCGATTATGAGTCGCCTGCTCTAACCACTGAGCTAAGGGGCCGTGGCGAGGGATTATAAAGTAACTGACGGTTGCAATCCAGCGTAAAGCGCGCAGCTGCTGTTTTTATAAACAATGCATTTTCAATCCTTTATAATCATGTTTTAGCCATACAGCCGGAGAAAACATGATTAGCGATATCCTTGCGCCGGGCCTGCGCGTTGTCTTTTGCGGTATCAACCCGGGGAAGTCCTCCGCCCATACCGGCTTTCATTTTGCCCATCCTGGCAATCGCTTCTGGAAGGTCATCCATCAGGCCGGATTCACCGATCGGCAGCTCAGGCCGGAAGAGGAGCTGCAGCTGCTGGATACGCGCTGCGGCATCACCATGCTGGTAGAGCGACCGACGGTGCAGGCCAGCGAGGTCGCCCTGCAGGAGCTGCGCAGCGGTGGCCGTGAGCTGGTGAGGAAGATTGAGGAGTATCAGCCGCAGGCGCTGGCGGTGCTCGGCAAGCAGGCCTTCGAGCTCGCCTTTAACCAGCGCGGCGCGAAGTGGGGGAAACAGGCTATGACCATCGGGACGACCCAGGTCTGGGTGCTGCCCAATCCCAGCGGCTTAAACCGGGCGACGCTCGATAAGCTGGTGGCGGCCTATCGTGAACTGGATGATGCCCTGGCGACCCGCGGCCAGTAGCGGAGAGAGGCGACTTTCCCCGGATGGCCACCTGAACGCCATAAAAAAAGCTCCCCGCAGGGAGCTTTTTAACCGGCTGTGGACGATGTCCCGCGACGATTAATCGTCGAGGAAGCTACGCAGCACTTCAGAACGGCTCGGGTGGCGCAGTTTACGCAGCGCCTTCGCTTCGATCTGACGGATACGTTCGCGGGTAACGTCGAACTGTTTACCCACTTCTTCCAGCGTGTGGTCGGTGTTCATGTCGATACCGAAACGCATACGCAGGACTTTCGCTTCACGAGCGGTAAGGCCGGCCAGCACGTCGTGCGTTGCCGCACGCAGGCTCTCGGTGGTCGCGGAATCCAGCGGCAGCTCGAGGGTGGTATCCTCGATGAAATCCCCCAGATGCGAATCTTCATCGTCGCCGATCGGCGTTTCCATGGAGATAGGCTCTTTGGCGATCTTCAGCACCTTACGGATTTTGTCTTCCGGCATCAGCATACGCTCAGCCAGCTCTTCCGGGGTCGGTTCACGGCCCATCTCCTGCAGCATCTGACGGGAGATACGGTTGAGCTTGTTAATGGTCTCAATCATATGCACCGGAATACGGATGGTGCGCGCCTGATCCGCGATGGAGCGGGT